CGACTCGCGACTCATGGCCCTATGAATGCCGAAAGGGGGAAGAGAACGCCTCCAAAGATGATGCGCAGGGAGCATCTGGCGAGGCAGTCGAATCGGGCGCCGATGGAGGATCCGCACAGAACGCGGACCTGGCCAAGAAGGCTGAGTTCTCGCAGAGCACCACGGCGATGATGATCCACGCGATCGATCTCCTAAACGAGGCGAAGCGCACTGGCCGCGACCGTCCGGTCTATCCGTTCGATCTGGACAAGGGTGTTCGCATCAATCTCGAGACACCCCGAAAAAAAGCGATCGCCAAGCTTCAGAAAAAAATCAAGGCGGGCGATCATGCTATTATCAAGACCTTATCGAAAACCTATGGTCCAGACGATCCGCTTACGCTCTGCTTTCTGACCAATATCCTATCGAATTCGCCACACGGGGAAGACATCTCGCAGGACGTGCGAGACTATGCGCTGGCTTCCGCGGAGAAACTGCTTGGGCTCGATCCCGCACAAGGGGCGGTTAAATTTTTCAATTTTGTCGATAGCGATCCGTCCAAGCCGCTCACCAATGCTTTCGTGCCACTGTGCGTCGTCCGAGCAGCGGATGCATTGGAAATCGAGACGCGACCGCCTGCCTTCCTCCGCTATTTCGAAAGCACGCTGCACGATCAATTGTCCTATTCGACGATCCCCGACAGTCGCTTCGATCCTGCCGAGCTAATCTTCTGCCTGGAGGGCCTATTGCGGCTGTCCGAGCAGCCGATCGACACACCGCTGTTCGAACGCATCCTCGATGTGCTCGGCAAGGCGCAGGAAACCAGCGCCCATTGGCGCCCGACCAAGCCGTTTCTCCGAAATGAACGCGGGATGGTGCTGTTCCCCGTGAGCGTGGAGGCCGCAAACTCGCTTCTCCGCTCGTGCGAGCTGCTGGACAGGCGGGACGAACGGTTCCATCGCTATTCAGAACGTTATATCGAGCTGTTCCGGCGGTTCTGGAGTTGGCTGATCGCGCGCCGCGTAAACATTAGCCCTGGAGTTTCCGGTTGGCATTCGGAACATATCGCCGATCCCGATGCGATCCATCTCTGGGATACTGCTCAGGTCGTCGGCTTCCTCCTCGGCTACCGCCGTAGCCTTTACAACCATATCGCTCGAACCACGTTGCGGCTTTCGCGTTTCGCCGTGCGCAAACCGGAACTCCTCGAAGAGTCCTGGAGCAAGGACACATGGCAACAGCAATCGCTCGCCGAGCCCAAGGCGAACGACGACACTGTGTCGGGAAGATTCGAACCTGTCACTTCGTTCGGGGACAACTTCAAAACCTATCTGCAAGTCGAAAAAGCTTTCCTGCGAGGCTGGTTGGCCGGAGAGCCAGAGAACTATTCGATGCTCCTTTATGGTCCGCCGGGCACCGGCAAGACCACGGTCGCGGAGAAACTCGCCGACGCACTCAAATTCCCTCTCGTTACCATTACCGTAAGCGATTTCCTTGCCGGCGGTAGCGGTGAAGTGGAAGCGCGTGCCAAGATGATCTTCGAAGTGCTCGGAGCTCAGGCAAACGTTGTCATCTTATTCGACGAGATCGATGAGCTAGTGCTCGACCGTAGTTCTGGCCGACACGAAAAGCAGGACACGGTGTTCAAGTTCATGACACCTGGGATGTTAACCAAGCTCAACAATCTCCGTCGAGCTAAGCGCAGCATCTTCGTCTTGGCGACGAACTATGCCTATCGCATCGACCCTGCGATCCGCAGGACGGGGCGTATCGATCAGAATTATCTTCTCCTCGCGCCCGATGCCGGCTCCAGAAGGCGCATGTTGAAAGAATTTCTAAAAGGGGCCACGAGCGAAGGTTCATTGAGCCCAGAAGGCCTTAACAGCGCGGATTGGGATAAGCTGGGGTGCGCCTCGTTCTTCCTTGGCTTCAACGATATTCAGGCGGCGGTGGCTCGAGTATTGCACCAGCCGCCGAAGTGTCAAACGCTCCAGGGGCTCGAGCGTGAATTACTGAGATGGGGACGTACGACGACCCTGCGCCTGTATTCCAAGGCCTTCAGCGAAACCGACGATCGCGATGCGATCGAGCGCGAGTTTCTGCCTCTCGTCGCAATGGCGCATAGGGAGGGCAGTGCGCTGCAAGGAACACCACCACTCGACGTCAAGCCGCTCATTAGCGGGCCAGAGCCACCGTATGCCAGCGAAAGCGCTCTCCAGAGCGCAGCTGACGGCTACATGACAAACAATGCATGATCGGCTAGCAAGGACCAAATGACTTCGTCTTTACCCCAGCCTCAGGACGCAATCCGCAAGGTCTGGCGCTCCGCCTTTGGATCGCGAAAAGTCGCCTATCTCAGCGGCCCGATTACCACGGGGCTGCGTTTCATCGACTGGTGGAGCGGAGCGGGGCATCGGCTTGCCTTGGATTCCGAGGCCTATCGCAGCGCCCTTCACGAGCACGTGATCGTCCCCAACGAGAACCAGCTCAAGCTCGCTGCCGAATTCCTCCGCGCCAAGGGCTCCGAGCCAGTGATCGAGCCAGCCAGCCTTTTCGTCAACGCTTGGTCGCAGCAGGATTACCTGGAGCTGTGGGAGCAGTTTATCGCCGATCACGCCGACCGTATTCTGTTGATGGAAGGATGGGAGTATAGCGCGGGCTGCGCGTCCGAATTCTGCCGTGCGCATCTCGAAGGCATTCCCACCACACAGATCGATGGCTCACCTGTGGTCGCGCGTGACGGTATTGCGGCTATAGAGCACGCGCTCGCGCGCGTGGAGGGATTGGCGCAGCCACCTTCGTATCTCCGCGAAACATTGCGATCGGCACATGACAAGCTCGAGGCAACGCTGCCGACCATCGTCTATGTGCCGGGTGGCGGGATTCCACGAAAAGATGCATCACTCGATCGTCTGGCGGAACTGATCAACGTTGCCCAGTTCGTCAGCTACGAGCCGCGTTACGGCAAGCCGAAGCAGGCCTATTCGCGTGTCTTGGGGGAAGAGCCCAACCACGTATTCTCGAGCATCCAGGACGTGGCTGAGACGCTTCTCGCGCGCAGTGCCGACGGATCAGTCAACGTCCGCAGCTTCAGGCCGGAAAGTCCACTCAGCCGCGAATTCATTTACGGGCTCACGAGCGCCGATGATGTCATCGACGCGGTTGTTCGCCTCACCCGCGAAGGCCTCAACACGATCGTCAACGAGACGGTTGATATCCATGATGGTGGCGTGTCGGGCGTGTTGCTCGGCAAAGTCATCGAATTTTCACCGGACGATACGCCGCGCGCCGTAGAGAAAGCTGGCACGGCCTCCCTACCGCTCGGGTGGGGCCTGAGGCTTCTTGCTACGGTTTACGGCTTCGAGCCCGATTTAGCGGTCCCGGTGAACACGCGGCTAGAATTCAGCCTTCATCCCCGGCCGCGCGGCTGGCGCCACACGCACACTCTGGGATGGGAGATCGCCGAGCACGCTGGACTCGGCTTGCCGCCGACCGTTCAGTGGCCGAATCGCTTCAGCCGGATGGTTGGCGACAAGGTGTTCGGTCTGCTCGTGGCGCACCACATTGGCCTGCCGGTGCCGCGCACGACTGTAATCAATCGGCGAGTAGCGCCATTTACGTTCGGTCAGGCTACGGGCTCCTCCGAGATTTGGTGTCGAACGGCGCCAACCGAGCAGGTGCCAGGAAAGTTCACCACGACGCGGGGCTGGAGCGATCCCTTTCGGATCATGGTGGGTGAAGACCCCAAACATGAACTGATTGCGTCGATTCTCAGTCAGGCAGCCGTTGAGCCGCGCTATTCCGGCGCGTCCATCGTGCTCCAGACGGGCGAGATCGTAACTGAGGGGCTGCCTGGCACAGGCGACGCCTTCATGCAAGGCACCGCAAAGGCGCAAAAGCTTCCCGCTTCTATCACCAGCGATGTCGAGCGCCTGCATGCAGATGCGGCCGAACTCGGCCCTGTCCGCTTCGAATGGGTTCACGATGGCGAACGCGCGTGGGTGGTGCAGATGCATCGCGGCGCTACTGAAAGTGTTGCCGATGTGCTGGTCCCTGGCAAGGCAAAGCGCTGGACGACCTTTGAAGTTTCGCAAGGACTTGAGGAGCTCCGCCAGCTGATCGCGAAACTCGAACCGGGCGAAGGCGTCGAGCTCCTTGGGAAGGTAGGCCTCACCAGCCACATCGCAGACGTCATCCGCAAGGCAAACGCGCCCGCTCGTATGAAGTCAAACAATCTCGACGCGGCTTAAAGCGATGCCCAAAATGCAGCGCGGAGTTCGCAGTCACATACTGTGTTGCATCGCCGGAATCATCCACGGCAAATTCGCACAAATCGATGTCAATCGGCCTAAGTTGGAAGGGTACCCCGACATTCGAGCCAAACGGGCGGCGGCTTTTCACGAAATGCCCTAACAGCCTGAATGTCCGAAGTGGGCGCAAAGCCAATTACTCAGGCGTCGGCAAGTAAGGCGACAACAGAAAGCAAAGACCGTAGTTATTATCTACATGCTTTCCACCATCGGTCGGATAAATTATCGCCTTCTGAGTAAAGCTTCTGTCGGCGGATGGCGGCTTTTAGAAGTGACCGCCGGAGTATCGAGCAACCGAATTGGGTCGATAGCCGTCGAAGCGCCCGGGCGGATCAGTGTCCGCCTTTTTTTGAATGTCCGCCCGACACCGAACGCTCCGCTCACAGCCAAGCCCAGCCAGCCAGCCAGCCACAAATAGAATATTTGGGAGGTGGCATCTGGCTCAAAGGCAGATGACTCGATGCTCACCACCAGTGGACGCAGTATACAAATCAGCTTTCTGTAGCGAGCAGCGATCCGGCGAAGTGCGGCCCCAGCTCCCCCTGACGATCACTTCCGCCCGCCAGCGCGCCCTCCCTCCCCGTAAAGCCGCCGCTCCCAAGCGAGGGTTGCTGGATCCTCGCGCGACTGTTCGAACTGTCCCGCCCGCGCCGGCCCGGTCCATCCATCGGCCATGCTATCCAACATGAGCCGATCCCACGTCAGGCGCCCTCCCCGAGCCCCTCGCCCGGTACCATGCGGCCATCGGCCGGACCGAATTTCCGCGTCGAACACATCCACTGATACGCCAACATAGCGCGCCGCTTCCTCCCGCGAGAGGTAGCGCGGCCAAAATGGCAGATCCGCCAGCGGAGCGCGTGTCATCGCAGATCAAGCAACGACCGGCCAAAGCCAGCGCCAGGCCCCGGCCAACGCAAACCCCCGCCAACACCCCAGCCCGCGAACCGTCATCGCACAACCCGAAGCACAGACAGGCGCTCGACAGCATGCGGCAGGCACTCAAGGATCAGCAGGCCAATCGCGGTGGCAAGCGGCGCGCGGTCGCGCGGCGCAGCCTCCGCCGCCAGCACAGCCGCGGCCATCGCCAGTGCGAACATCCCATCGGCCACGATGGCATCATCATCCGCCTTCAACGCAGCGAACGCGCCCACGCCCAGGTCCGATGCGCGCGCCACATCACAGCTCCGCATGATCTGGTCGCGCAGGCGCATGGCATGCCCCATGTCGCCGCTCACAACTCCGGCGCCCCGGAAAACACCGGAAGATCGCATTGCGAACGGACCTCTTCCACGTCTTCATTCAGCGCATCGTCGAAGGATAGTTGCGAGCGATAGCGCACCACGAACCATGTGAGCTTGCTGCCAGCCAGTCTGTAACGGAGCCGTACCGGTATACGATAGATCGGTCCGCGCTCAAACACCGGAATCCCAAGCAGGAAGATGGACGGAATCTTAAGCGGTGCCCCGGCATCCTCGCGATGTTCATTCTGATAGGCCAGCTCGACCTCACCGGAGGTGATGTTCTGCACCGAGGTGAACCGCGCTTCCTCGGTCAACCTCAGCCCGCGCGATAGATCCAGCAGCCGTGACGGCCCGACGAACTGTCCACCCAGCGTCTTCAGCAGCTCGATCAGCTTGAGATCCACCTCACTCAGTGAATCAGCACCCGCTAATCGATCCGGTGGTGCAATAACGTCTCCAATGCGATCCTCCAGCCATGCGGCAAAATCACCATGCGGCAGCGGCTTGCCGTCGATCGCTGCCCACGCCTTCCAAGGCTCCGACAATGGGAAGCGATAGACTCCGCGATGCTTGCAGAACCGAGCATCCGCGTCCGCCTCCGTGCCGGCCTCGTGATAATCGATAACCGCAGTGATGCTTGGCGTCTCTGGCGAGCGATCCACGAACACGGCCGAGTTTGCGTCCTTGAATCGGTTCACCCAGGCGATAAATGATTCCAGATCCCCAAGCACTGCGGTACCGGCACGACGCTCCGGCCGGTCACGATACTCATCAATGAGCGCCTTGATGCTGCGGGCTTCCATGCCGCGAGGCAGAACCAACACGCGCGGTGCGTCGTCTGCCTCAATCTTCGGCAACTCGATCAGGTCGGGGATATGAAAATCCTCCATGAGCTGTCGAGTATCTGCAACGAGGGACGGCGGAGCGACGGGTCGATGGCTGGACGTGGCGAGCGGCTCGGACATGACTCCTCTCCCTGGATGGCAGGCGTCTAGCTAACGGTGCGCGTCGGACCGGCTGCCGTATTGACGTCGCGGAACGGCAGGTCAGGCTGACGGGGGTTCCGACGGCTCAGGTTGTTTTCAGGTGTGACCCAGAAGATCGATCGACTGCGCGGACGCTTCGGCGTCTTGCTGACGATGTCGGCACGCACTTCGACAACGCCTTCCGTCAGCACAAAATCGAAGACCACGGTCAGCTTGCCCGAAACGCGTGCCTGGCCGACCGCTTGGCCTTCATGGAGGTCGGCGATGAGCGTTTGAACAGCATGCGTCAGGTCAGCATGCAGTTCCCCATCTTCGACTTCGGCGAGGAACATGCCGAAGGATCGCACCTGATCGCTCAAGTCACCGCCCTCGCCTGCAAGGGAGCCATAGTCGTGCGCGCGCAGCGATTGGGCGCCGGTGAACGATTGGCTGGAGCCAGCCACACCTGATCCCGGCCCTGCCTGATCATGGTGTCACCAGCAGTGTTGCACGGTCGCGAGCGATAGCCGCCAGTCCACGCAGAGCGGCAAGCGTCGGACGAACCAGGCTCGGTTCCTCCGCCACCAGGCGAACATGCCTGCCACACTCGTCGAGTGCATCGGCGAGGCAGAACAACGCATCCGGCGTATTGTGGGGATTGACCAGTGCGCCCGCCATGGCGACGCAGAACCGGGCATCGATGCTGGCCGCAGTCGCTGCCAGCACATCACCCGCATTGGCATGGTCGACGAGAAAGCCGACCGGCACGGTGGCGATCATCACCCGGCCTCATCGGGCGCGACGATGTCTGCTGTCAGATGCAACCTAAGTCGTTTCTTGACCGACCTGTGCAGGATAAGCGCGATGCGTTCCATCGAGGCTCCTCCGGCCACGGATGTTGCACCCACAGGAAAACCAAGGTCAAGCGAGATTTTTCCTCAGCAGAAAATTCAGCACATTCATCATGCGCAGTATAGTTATCGGCGGACCCGTCGCCTCGTAGGTGGCAACGTGTTGGCAGGATTATCGCGAGGGGCAATTTTTCCATCACCCTCGCGGACAAACTGGTTGCCGAGTTCGATCCAGGGCTGAACCAGCATAGGATCGCCCAGTGTCGCGATGCGAAACACTGCCCGAAGCTTTTCAAGGTCGGCCTGCTCGTGCGGTGGGAACAGCAGAGCAGCCGGCTCTGTTTCAAAAAGCTCCGCTAGCCTCTGTAACGTTTCCATGTTCACTGGCGCCCTCCCCGCCTCCCATTTATGGACACTTGAGGTCGCAACGTTTAATTTTTTTGCAACTTCTTGCAGAGTCAAGCCCAGATGTGTTCGCCACATCCTCAGGCTCGGCAATGGGTGATGCGTGCGCCTCTCCTTAGCCAAGGGAGCAAAATCCTCAGTCGGTGGATGGAAGGGGATCGGTCATCGACATGACAGTCTATCTATCACTGAATGCCATAGATCCCACCATGCCATCGCATCGTTTAGTCTTTGACAAATAGCAAATATGAAACTCGCCGCCATCGGAGAATTGTCGTCACAGGAAAATTCTATTACGCTCATGCCATGACGCTCGACGCGTATCTCACCGGCAGGCATCTGACGCTCAAAGCATTCGCCGCCCGGCTCGGTGAAGTGCTGGACAGCGATCGGATCGCGCCGTCCACCATATGGAAATGGCGGCGCGGAAAGGCGATGCCCCGTCCGCATATCGTGCTCGCGATCGAGCGCGTCACGGAAAACCAGGTCACGGCACGCGATGTCGTTGTCGCGTGCGTGGCGAACGAAACGCCGGCGGCATGACCCGGCGGCACGTCGTGCCGCTCTTCCATCCAATCCGGCCTCCACTCCGGTGATGCCATGATGCGCCAAAGTGTAATCAATCATCGCATGTCGACGGACAATTTGGTCGCAGCATTGCGTAGCCGCATCAATGAGCTGGCCTGTGATCTGCTCGGCGAGCCGAACCGGGCCTTCAGCAGCAAACGCGAGTTACGGTTCGGCAGCAAGGGCGCACTGTGCATTTGGATTGCCGGCCATCGCCGCGGCGGGTGGGCTGATTTCAGCAGCGACGCGAAGGGCAATCCACTCGGGCTGATCCGCTATGCGCGACGATGCGATTGGCCAGCAGCCGAGGCGTGGGCTCGATCGTGGCTTGGCCACCCCGAGGAAAATCAGGGCGCCGACACGCGCGCCACAGCGGAAGGCTCGTTACCACAACGATCATCCGATGCCGACAGATGGCCCGACCGCACAGCCGACGCAGAGCGACGGTCAGCGAATGCACGCCGCCTCTGGCAAGAGGCCGCGCCGGCCGCGGCGACCTTGGCGGAACGCTACCTCGTCGAGCAACGCAAGATCCCGATCCCGCTGCAAGGATGGCCAGCCGCCATACGGTTTCATCGCGGCACTTGCAGCCTGATCGTTGCCGCAACGACCGAGGGCGGCACGGTCCGTGCGGTGCAAATGGTGCGGCTGACCCTTTCAGGGCAGGTCGCCAAACGGTCAGACGGCAGCAAGATCAAGCTTTCACGCGGCTCCCTCGCGGGTGTTGCGGTACGCCTGCCGGGGCCTATCGATGGGCCACTCCTGCTGGCCGAAGGCCCGGAGACCGGGCTCTCCGTGTGGCGCTCAACCGGGTCCGAAACCTGGATTGCCCTCGGCAGTATGGCGCGCATGACACCGCCGATGCGGCGCCCTGTTGTCGTGTGTGCGGACGATGACCCGCTGACCCATCCCGATCCGCGCAAGGTCGCGGCCGCCCAGGCGCTTGCCCAGGCAGTCCGCGCCTGGCGCAGTGCGGGCGCGTGGCTGGTGGTAGCGACACCAAACGCGGCCAGGCGGCAGGACAAGAGCGACTTCAACGACCTACTGCGGGCACGCGGCCTGTCAGCGGTACGCGGGCGCATCAACGAGGCGTTGGCAGAGCTGGCGGCCGAGCGCCGACGCCATGTGGCCGAGCACGCTATCCCACGGGCCATCCGTGATCTGCTGACTGCCCATCGCAAGAGCAGTGAGATTTTCGCAGCGGCACGACATGCCAATGCCGAGCAAGGCGACGTGTTGCCGGATGCCGAGGTTCTGGGGGTCTGCACCCGCGAGCGAATCCGGCAGGAGCGGCTCGACTGGCGTCTCTGGCGTGGGCGGCGGACGTCATGACCGCCACAGATGACGACGACGGCTGGCATCGCTTCGACCAAGCCGCCGATGGTGAGGCGTTGCCGCCCGATGGCGATTTGCGTGGCCCAGCGGTCGATCCGCTGCCACTGTGCCCGGTCGTGCCGATCGGCATGCGCGACGGCGTGTGCGTGTTCCTCGACTACCGAAGCGAGCGGCGCGAGCTGACGCCGCGTGCCCTGTCCTCGAAGGCCGAGCTGCTGACGTTGTGCGGTGGACGGGATGAATGGCTATGGACCTGCTTCCCGCGGCGCGCCACGCGCAGGATCGGCAATGACCTGCGCAGCATCGTCGTAGGCTGGTCGGCGCTCGCAGCATGCGCCTGGCTGGTCAAGCAATGCGCCGATCAACCCATGTTCGGTCCGCACATCGTCATCCGAAAGCCGGGCGTATGGCAGGGCAATGACGGTGCACCGATCGTGCATTGCGGCGACGTGCTGTTCATCGACGGTCGGTTCATTCCGGCAGGCTTGCGCGATGGCAACACGATCTGGCCTGCGGAGCCGGCAGTCGATCGGCCAGCCAACCCGAGCGATTGCTCCACTGGCCAATACGTCCAGGCGCAGCTGCAGGACTATTGGCGCTTCCGCCACGGCGGCGGTGCCATCGTGGTCCTGGGCACGGTCGCCAGTGCGATGCTGGGCGCGTGGCCACGTTGGCGCCCGTCGCTCTTCATCGGCGGCGACATTGGCGGCGGCAAGAGCTACCTGCTCGACACGCTGCGTGCCATGTGCCCCCTGCACTACTACACCACCGACACAACAAAGGCCGGGCTGGAATCGAACCTTGCGGGTCGCGCCATGCCATCGTTCGTCGATGAGGCGTCGGACCAGGTCGACCAACGCGGCGCCCAGAACCTGCTGACGCTGATCACAGCCGCGACCGGGGGCGAAGGGTCCAAGGTGGCGCGTGGCACCGGCGATGGCAAAGGCCGCACGACGCAGGTGGTGGGCGCAGTGATCATGGCCAGCATCGCGCCGCCCGACATGCAGCCGCAGCACCTGGCACGCATCGGCCTGGTTGAACTTCAAGCACCGGACGCCGGCGATGATCATCGTGCCGAGATGGATGCGCTGATCGCATTCTGCCGCGAACAAGCGGCGGCGATTTGGGGCCGCATTCTCGCGGGGCACAAACGCTACGTTCTGGCGCTGTCGGCCTTCCGTGCTTCGCTGGCGCGCATCGGCTGCCCACCGCGTCAGATGGACCAGCACGGCGCAATCTTGGCCGGACATTGGGTCTTGTGCCACGACGACGTGCCGGATGATCGTGAGGCGCTGAACCACGTCGCAGCCGTGCGCGACTTCGTCCTGGACGCCGGCGAGGTAGCAGAGCAATCCGCTGGCCGCCGGGTCGCGGAATATCTGGCCCGCGCAAAACTGCGCAAGGTGCAGAGCATCGAGGAGTTTCCGGTGGCAGAGCTGGCGCTGCGGGCCTGGCAGACCAGCTACGATATCGAGACCGGAGACCGCATCGATTCAGCGGATGCGGATCATCATCGGGACATCCTGGCGCGTAATGGCTTCCGCGCAGTGCGTGAGGATGAAACCGCAGATCGCAATCATCGCGACATCCCCCGCGGCGGTACCGGCGATGGGCTCTGGATCGCATATCACGCGCCCGAGGTGGTGAAGATATTCGCGAACACCGACTGGCCGGGCCAGCGCTGGCGCCATCTGCTGCGCAGTCTGCCCGGTGTGGCGCTGGCGACGCGCAAGGTTCGCGTCGGCGCATCCAACACCCCCGCGGCAATCTGGCTCCCGCGTGCAATTCTACTGAGCGAGGACTGATGCTGTTCCATCGTTCTGCCGTGTTCGCTCGGCTGTTCCATCAGAAACCAAATGGAATCAAGCCTGTGCCCTCGTTCCATCGTCACCGACGCGCACGTGCGCGTGCGTGCGGGCACAGGCGTAGGTGCGAGCGCGGGAAGAACTAAGGAACAATTGAACAGCTACGTATGTGTGGTGTGTAGAGTCCAAGTAAAATAGGGGATTGGTAATGTCAGAGCTGTTCCTTTTCCTGTACCGCCAGGACGCCGCAGCATGACCGGCCGGGAACAGCCGGAGTGGTCGCGATTCAAGGAAGTCCAGCGTGTATCGCGAGAACGACGAGCCGTGCTGCGCCAGCAACGAATGGATCAGCTCCGCGTCAACGCCACGCCCGAAACACTGCGCAAGCTGCAACGCCCCGTGATCGACCGGTTGCTCGGTCGTGGCCAAATCGGCGAAGAACAGCACCGAGCGGCCAAGGAGATCGAGCACGTATGGGTAGCGATCACCGCAGCCCTGTTCCCACGCATCAGCGATCCCTCCGGAAAAGGCCGGCTCGGCACGTCGCAGGATTGGTCCGCAGCGCTGCAGACCGCCTATGGCGATCGCTATCAGCCCTGGCGTGACGAAGCAGCCAGTGTCGAAATCGGACATCGTCGATCCCTGGCCGATCTCGTGTTCATGCTGGCCGTGGATAACTACGGTCCGCGTCAGATCGCTCTCATGTGGCACATGGACCAGAGGCGTGTACTGCACCTGATCCGCACGTCGCTATGGCGCTACGCAGAGCTGGCGGGCTGGACCGATCGGCCGTTCCTGCCAGCATTCGTTGCCCCACCAGATTATTTTCGGTTGACAGTCGCCACGTCTCAGGAGTGAATAGCGGCAATGTCGTGTTTTGCGCCAAGCACACGGCAACTCCCATGATCACCATCAGCGTCAAACACGAGTTCGACAAGTTTGCACGCACGCTGGACAGGCAGCACCGCGACCAACTGCCCTTCGCGACAGCGATGGCATTGACGGACACCGCCCGTGCGGCCCAGCGCCAGGTCACGGCTGATCTGCCAGGCATCTTCGATCGGCCGACCCCATTCACCATGCGGGCGCTGACGATCATTCCGGCGCGCAAGGAACGACAGTTTGCAGTGGTGATGTTGCGCGACACGCAGGCCAGATACCTGCTCCCCGAGGAAATCGGCGGCCAGCGCACCCCGGCCACCAACACACGCCAGCCAGCACGGGCGCTGGTTGAACCAGGACCGAGGCTGCGGCGCGACCAGTTCGGCGGCATCCCTTCCGGCGCCGTGCGGCGTCTCATGCGCCAGATGCGAGCGGCCACAGGGCGGGCCGCACAAGCACGGAGTTCCGGAAAGCAATCCGCGACGCGATCGGCCCACGGGGCCGCCAGCCACGACCGCGGCATGTTCTACGTCGGACCACATGGTCACGGTCATCTGACCTCGGGCGGCATCTACCAGCGCCTGCCCGGCCATCGCCTGACGCACCTGATCGCCTTCGTCCCAGCGGCGCACTACCAACCGCGCTTCCACTTCGCCGAGCGCGTCGACGCAGCATGCAGGATCGCCTTCTTGCCCGCGATGCAGCAGCGCTACGCCGAAGCCGTCGAGACAGCACGATAACGCCACCGCCGGCTCGCCACAGCGTCGCCGCCCCCGCGACCGTCCTCTCCCACGATCCGCCCGGCCACCAAGGCCACGGGTCCTTCCCGCCGCTGCTCCCTGTCGCGGGCAATTTGCGCGCGCGGTAAGAGCCAGACTTTCCCATGAAAATAGAGGCTTTCGATTGTCCATCGCGCTGTCATCAGAACCGCCGACCGCGTCCAGCCAAGTCCCGGTCATCGTCAACAAGCGAGAACTCGCGCGCGCCCTCGCCGTCGCGCTCCCCACGATCACCGGCTATCTGGATCGCTTCGACGATTTCCCGGTAATCCAGGAAGGCGAGCAAGGGCGGGAATGGCAGTTCGACCTGATCGCCGTGCGCGACTTCCTCGCCGGCAAGCGCGAGGATGAAGAGCGCCAGGCGCAGGCGCGGCAGGCAGCAGTGGCGCAATTCGCGCTGCCCATCGACCATGTCGCATCAGATCCGGAGGCGGCGCAGCTCACCCCTCAACAGCGCGCGGCGCTCGCCAAGGCGCGGCAGCTCGAACGCGAGCTGGCACGCGAGTCCGGCCTGCTGGTACCAACCGCCGACGTGCGCGCCCGGAACGCGGTGGCGATCACGCGGCTGAACAAGCGGCTCAACTCGTTCATCTTGCAGCTGTCACGCAAGCTCGAATGGTCGCAGGCGACATTGCGCGAGGTGCAAGGCATGGCGCGCGAGCTACGCCTCGAATTCATCCGCGACCTGCGCGAGTTCGGCCCAGACGAACAAGGCGGCGTCTCCGCAGACCAGACTGAGCCCGCATTGCTATGACCACCGACCTCCACCACGCCGATCGCCGAAGGCCGGCGCGGTTCGAGCCCGCATCATAAAACGCGGTCATGTCCAACGGATCGGAACCGACGGAAGCGCCGGCGCGTGAACGGCTGCACTTTCATGTCGGCAGGCTCGATGAAGCGAACCGGATCATCATCCGCCACCACTACTCCGGCCGAGCGCCCAGCCTGGTCCAGCTGTGCGGCACCTGGCACCGGGACGGCGGCGTGTTCGGCGATTGCGGTGAGTGTGTCGCGGCCTGCGTGTTCTCGATCCCTGTCGCACGACGCAAGGAGCGGGTGCTGGAACTCACCAGACTGGTGCGTGTACCGACCTGCCAGGCGCCGCTGACCGGCCTGATCTCACTGACGGTCAAACAGGTCGCGCGTGAGCATCTAACCGATCTGATCGTCTCGTTTGCCGACACCGAACAAGGTCATCATGGCGGCATCTATCAAGCGGCAAGCTGGCGCTATGGCGGGCGGCGGCAGGCGCGCAAGGATGGCGTCATGGTCAACGGTGTGTTCGTCCCCGACCGCTCGCTCAACAGCAAATATGGCACGAACGCGGTCCCCAAGCTCCGCAGGATCATACGCCATGCCGATCTCCGCCCCCACTTCGATGACGGCAAGCATTTCTACTGGCGAGCCTTGTCGCGCGACGGCGAAAGAAAGGCCAAACGCCTGGGCTTGCAGTCTTTGCCCTATCCGCGCCCGGACGAGCCGCAGCGTCACGTCCACTGGTCGAGGGCAACCCGTGGCTGTGGTCGCGGCGGACCACCACCACGGCCGCCGCCCTTCATGCCGCCGCGCTTCAGCGGATGTGATCGTCAGCAGTTGGCGCCGCGTGCGCGTATCCATCGCGCGAACGCCGGCCGGATTCCGCTGCCGCCGACCACCTGGGCACCGCGACTGAGGTTCCAGTGATGCCCACCGATCCATCCGAATGCGCCTATGCCGATGCCTGGGCCATTCTCGTCGACGACTTCGCGCGTCACTTCCGCCCGCCCGATCAGATCAGCGTCGCGGACTACGCGCTGCGGCATCGCAGGCTGAGCAATGCGGGCGGCGGCTATGTCGGCCCGTGGTCGCATGATGAAGCGCCCTATCTGGTCGAGCCGATGGAATGCCTCACATCGGAACTGTATTACACGACGGCAATCGTGGGTCCTGGGCAGTCCGGCAAGACCGAAATCGCGCATAATTGGCTGTTGCAGTCCGTCGCCGCCGATCCGGCGGATTTCCTCTGGTACATGCCAGCGGGTCCGCTGCTTGAGTCGCACGTCAAGACGCGCATCGACCCCATGATCCTCGACCACGATCCGTTACGCGCGGCGCTCGGCAGTCGTCCGAGCGACGATACGCTGCACTTCAAGCGTTTCGGAGGCATGTCGGTTCAGTTCCTGCCGGCGATCCACGGCAACATGATCTCCAAGAGCGCACCGCGGATCGTTGCCGACGAGTGGGATGCCTACCCGGCATCGCTGGGCGATCCAAAGGCGCTCCTCGACATCCGCCGCCAGACGTTCGGGTCCGCATCGATGCTGCTCGCGATTTCGCATCCGGACCAGGCGGAAGGCATGGAGCCGTCGCGCGACTGGCAGCGCGGCATCATGGCCATCTTCGCTGAGTCGGATCGCCGCATCTGGTGGTGGCCGTGCCCGGAATGTGGCGCATGGTCATCGCCCAACCCGATCGCATCGCGACAGATGACGCTACACTACCCGGCGGATGCGCCGCTGGACGTCATCGAGCGCGACGGGCGTCTGCTCTGTCCGGTCAATGGCTGTCTGATCGAGGACTGGCAGCGGCGCAGCATGAACCTGCAAGGCCGCTGGCTCGGCCTCGGGCAGGACATCAACGAGGATGGCCAGGTGGTCGGCGAGCTGGCGCCGCGTCAGACGGCCGGCTTCTGGATCACCGGCGTCATGTCGCCTTTCCTGTTACGGGGCATCGGCGGCCTGGCCACCGCGCTGGTCAAGGCGCAGCGCGAGGCGGACATTTCGGGGGAGGACAGAACCGAGCACGAGGTCTGCACCAAACAGCTTGGCCTGCCCTTTGTGCCGCGCCGCAAGATTGGCACGCTCGATGCGCTCACGCTGGCGGAACGTGCCGAACCTGGACTGAAGCTTGGCGAGGTGCCGGAGGGCGTGCGGTTCCTCACCTGCATGGTCGACATCCAGGCCAACCGCTTCGAAGTCCTTGTTCGCGGCTGGGGCGAGAATGGCGAGTCATGGATTGTGGACGCCTGGCGTGTTGATGCGACGCCGGCCACCGACGCCGTCTGCTGGGACCGATTGTTCAGCAATCTGATCGCGCTGCGCATCCCGCTGGCGGGCGACGGGACACGCAGCATGAGTATCAAGGCAATCGGCTATGATTCCGGTGGTGAGCCAGGCGTTACGATGCACGCTTATGCGCTCTGGCGCAGACTGCGTCAGCGCAATCAGGTGCGGCGGTATGGCCGGATCAACGGCCGCGATGCGTGGTCGATCGTGCCGATGAAGGGTCAGGGCCATTCCGGTGCGTCCCATCTGTCCGTGGTCTATCCCGACACCACGCGCAAGGACCGACGGGCAAATGCCGGCGGACAGGTGCCGCTGGCGCAGTTCGCGGCGGATGAGTTCAAGGATCACCTGGCGGGGCAACTCGCAACCGCGGAGCCGAGCGCGTGGCACGTGCATTTCCCGCATGCGCTGCGCGGCAACTTCGGCGCTCCGGCCGAGGAACGTAGCGGCGAGCCCCCTCACTTGTTCTTTGAGCAACTGGTCGCAAAGCGACGCAACATGCGCGGCAAATGGGAGAAGCCACACCAGGGGGTCCGCAACGAAGCGACGGATCTGATGGCCGGCACGCATGTCATCGCTCACTTGCATGGCCTCGCCCGTATGGACTGGACGCGGCCACCGAGTTGGGCAGCGACATGGGAGCATAATTCGCTGATCGGGCCGATCGATCCGGTACAGCCGGACTCACCACCTGGTCGGCCCGATACCTCGGCGGCGCCGCCATTGGCCAGAGACCAGCAGCCACCGATGGCCGCGGCATCATCCCTCTCGATCGGCTCTATGCTCGCTTAGAGCTTGTCTTCCAGTGACATTGAAACGGTCTAATTTGGGTGGATACCTGCAGATCCGCCTTCGGGCCAGCAAGCGGCCATAGCCTTAGCTTCTGGCCGAAATCGCGCCGGTGAGTGGTCGAGCAGCTTTTCGCATGGCCCCGCCGAGATCGCCGACTGACGATGGACTTCAAAGCAATCGTCGCATCCGTCGACGCCTACTTCTACGCAGCTTCCGCAACATTTCTGCTGCGAAAGCTGGGGCTCTTCTGATCGAATAAGAAATGAGGCTCAGGGAGAGTTTTCTCCTCAACCTGACGCGCCTTCGGGTATTGTATTTTTGGCTCCGGTATGTTGCAGTGTCGGCAAGAGGAACGGACGTAGATACCCCAACCCCTATACTTGGCAACGGACGAACCGATGTACAAGGCTTTTTTCGCGTGTGTGTTTCTACTAACTGGCTGTTCTCTAGCACCGTTTATTTCTGACTCAACGATGGATTACAACAGCACCATCGAAGAGACGTCCAATAGCACACTGGTCATCAACGTCCTTCGAGGACGGGACGCAGCTCCTCTATATTTTTCCGACCTGTCGCAAGTTAGAGGTTCGGTGTCTATGGGCGCTTCCACTCAGGCGACAATTCCGTTTGGTCAGCCAGGGATGGGCTCGCGAACCTCTATACAAGCCGGCGCATTTTCGGCGAACACGAATCCTACGTTCGACATAGCCCCAACGAATACCAAGCAGTTTTATCAAGGTCTTCTAAACCCGATAAGTGGGTCACTGTTTGCATATTTCATTGAGCGAAGCCGAACAACATCAACCGAATGGGTTTTTCACCTTTTGGTCGCATCAATTGAAGAATATGATAAAATAACAGGTAACTCGCAGATCCTGCCAGCCCGAGGAAAAAATAGCAGCGACTTCCTAGCTAAAGCAAATCTGTGGACCGAGAACGAGCCACCAAAAGTCGTCGCGCTATCTGCTGGTCCTAAGCCTTTCGGGCCGCCGATTAGAGCCGATGCCAAAGCACTAATCGATGCAAACAACGCCGGCTTGGGTGTTAAGGATGTGGGCCACGGGCTAGTCCAGCTCACAGCAAAGTCTGGTGGATCGCAACTATGCTTTTACGAAGGCGGTAACGATGGCTATGTGCCCGTTTCGGTAGTGCAAAACTCTGTCACAAAGGGGCCGACCGGGGAGGATGTACCTAGCCTTGGTGGCCCGGAACCAGATCGCAGCGGATTAGCAAATCCATGCAATCCATCTACCGGTCACAGTCCGCGTAAAAAGTATTTTCTACGGTTGAGATCTGTAGAGCAGATATTCAATTATTTGGGCACACTTGTTGATCCAGATGACAACTCGCGTCTCCGACCGCCTGGTGATCCTCATGCTGGATGTCCTCGGATACCATTTTTTCTTTATACAGTGCCTGTGGCGGGCTCTCGATTCTCGGTGGCATATCGCGGTACGACATATTATGTCGCCAGTGCCAGCTATTTGAATCCGTGTAGCAATGGCGTCAACGACAGTACTTTACAAATCTTAGCTATCCTCAACGATCTTCTAAATTTGAATCGTGACGCCAACGAGATCCCCACGACCAAAGCCGTGCAGGCCGTTGGAGGAGGATGAAGGACTGAACCGACGAAGAAGCCATGGAAATCTCTGTGTAAATCTGGAGGAGTCGAATGAGAGTCACCAGTCCATGTTTTTTGGCACTGTGCATGCATGTCGTCGGAGTCAGTATCGCTTTGGCCGCCGGAAACGAAAGCCCCGCTCCTGGTCATTCTTCGCACAGCAGTGCGCCAACCCTGCAGCAGCTCCACGAAACCATGACCGGGATAGCGCACTCCCAGGGATTATCCTGTGATCCTTGGCATGACAAGAATTGCCTCGACGAATTTAAAGCGAAAATGGAGATGAATAAGCCGGCAAAATAACAATCATGATTCCCACTCCGGTGCTCTCGCCGGAGTGAGGTTTGAGTCACCTGCCGCTGCCACCGCGGCTTCGGCTACTCTCTTTCTACGTCTTGTCGACCCTGCGTTGTGAGTCCCCCCAGAGACCCGCACGGTCTTGAGCTTCTGTTCCTTGTCATCATCATTGTGGCGAGAGGACATTATCCCAAGTTGCAAGGCTGCGAGGTGCGCCAATCCGTCGATCCTTCTGGCGACTTGTCCGCTTTTCGGGTGGCATCAGAAGACCGTGTGCGACCGACTTAGGTTGGCAGCGGCCGTCCCACAAAGTCACCCGCATTGCTCCTAGAACCTGCAGCCAAACGGAAAATGCACCATGTCAGCGACAGGTCATGTGCCAATGGCCCTGATAGGGGTCGACCAGGCCACGTTGCGGAAATGGCTGGCCGAGGCGCAGGCGGCCTATGCGCAGCTCATGGCCGGCGGCCGGCCAATGCAGGTCAGCTTCGGTGTCGGTGACGGCGGGCACAAGGCGGTCAGCTACAACCGGGCCAACAGCGACCAGCTGCTCACATGGATACAGCAACTGCAGCAGTCGCTTGGAAACGTCCCGCCACGACGCGCGATCAGTGTGAGGTTCATGCGATTACGGCCGTGCTCGACAGTGCCGGCATGCCGGTGCCGGCGGCAGAGATCCGCCGTGTCCGCCTGCGCGCCATGTTCGGGGATCCCGTGGCGACTGGCTACGACACATCGGCATTCCCCTACGATGCCGCCGACATCACATCGCAGGAGCTGGGCGGTTGGTGGCCATTCCTGCGGTCCCCCGACTACGAGATCAACCGCGATCGCGACCGCATGGTGGCCCGAGCGCGCGACCTGGTGCGCAACGACGGCTGGGGCACCGGCTCGGTCAATCGCATCCTCGACAACGCGGTCGGCGCGCAATTCCTGCTCATCAGCAAGCCGGACTACACAGCGCTACGGGCCGCCTCGCCGAAATTCGACGCCACCTGGGCCGCGGAGTTCGCAGCAGCGGTGGATGCAAGCTGGCGCATGTATGCCGATGATCCGCTGCACCATTGCGACGCCTCACGCGTGCAGACCATGACGCAGATGTTCCATCTCGCGCTGCGCCACAAGCTGATCGATGGCGACGCACTGGCGGTGCTGCTGTACCTGCCCGAGCTGGTAGGGACATATGGCGCGCGCAACGCCACCACGCTGCAACTGATCGATCCTGACCGGCTGTCCAACCCGGATCAGCGACCAGACACGATGCATCTGCGCGGCGGCATCGAGATCGACGACCTTGGTTGCCCGCGCGCCTATCACATTCGCCGCGCCTATCCCTGGGATTGGTATGGCGTGACCCAGTCGATGATGTGGGATCGTGTTGAACGGGAAACGCCATGGGGCCGACCCATCGTGGTGCATGACTTCGACCGGCAGCGCGCATCGCAGAACCGTGGCCTGTCGGTGCTGACGCCGATCCTCGCCCGCTTCAAGATGCTGACCAAATATGATGCGGCTGAGCTGCAACAGGCGATCCTGCAAACCATCTTCGGCAGCTTCATCGTTAGCCCGTATGATTCGCAGCAGCTCGAGATGGCGCTGCAGGACAATCCCAACGAGGCACCAGCGCTGACGGCGTACCAGCAGATGCGCACCGCGTTTCATCGCGAGCGCGGCATCAGCCTCGGCGGGGTGCGGCTGCCCACATTGGTCCCAGGTGAGGACATCAAGACCGTCTCGCATACCCGGCCGTCGGCAACCTTCGCCGACTTCGAACATGCGCTGCTGCGCAATGTCGCAGCCGCACTGGGCATGTCGGCGGCACAGGTCAGTCAGGACTGGTCGCGCACCAACTATTCCTCGGCCCGCGCGGAACTGCTCGACGCGTGGAAGACGCTCACCCGTCGCCGCGCCGACTTCGCCTCCGGGTTTGCCACACCGGTTTACTGCGCATGGCTGGAAGAAGAGTTCGACAAGGCGCGCGTGCCGCTGCCGGCATGGGCGGACCACCTCGCCCCATTTGCCGCGTGGCGCGCGGCCTATGCGCGCTGCAAGTGGATTGGTCCCGGCCGTGGCTGGGTCGATCCGCTCAAGGAACGTCAAGGGGAGGCCCTGGGACTCGATGCGGCATTCGGCACGCTGGAGGAGTCCGTTGCGGAGATCAGCGGCGGCGACTGGCGCGAGAAGATCGAGCAGCGTGCGATCGAGGTGCAGGCCTTCCGGGATCGCGGTCTCAAGCCGCCATTGTGGGCGACCCAGACCGAGGCCGCCAACGAGAACGACCGCAGGCCGGAGCCAGTATGAATGCGCATCGCCTGCCCCATCTCGCCCAGCGAGTATTTAACCGCCCGGTGACGATCCATCCGGCCAAAGCCGAAGTGATCACCGCTGCCCTGGCCGATCGGTTCGGCGTCGCGCACCTGTTGCGTGGACCAGACGCCATGCCGGTGGCTCTCATGCCAATGGATGTCCCAGATGACCAACTCCTAGATGACGCAGCCTCTGGCTACCAAACCATAGCCGGCATAGGCGTCATCCCGATCGAGGGCACGCTGGTCGCGAAACTCGGATGCCTCACGCCGTGGTCTGGCATGACGGGCTATGACGGTGTCCGGCGCAGCTTCCTGGCTGCACTCGACGATCCGGCAGTGCGCGGCATCGTGCTCGACATCGACAGCCCAGGCGGCGAGGTATCGGGCGTATTCGACCTGGTCGACACGATCTGGCAGGCGCGCGGCGTCAAGCCGATCTGGGCGATCCTGACGGAGTGCGCCTACTCGGCCGCCTATGCACTGGCGTCGGCGGCAGACCGGATCGTCGTGCCACGTACCGGCGGCACTGGTTCGATCGGTGTGGTGTGTCTGCACGTCGACTGGTCACGCGCGCTCGACACGGCCGGCCTGACGGTGACGCTCATCCGTTCCGGCGAACGGAAACTCGAAGTCAACGAATACGAGCCGCTGTCAAAGGCCGCGCTGGCGGCACTGCAGGCGGACGTGGACGAAATCGCCGCGCTGTTCTGCGCAACGGTGGCGCGCAATCGTGGCCTCGATGCCGGCGCAGTGGGCGATCTGCAAGGCGCGACCTTCCTCGGTGACGCCGGTGTTGCGATCGGTCTGGCGGATACCTGCCAGGCGCCGGATGAGGGATTCGCGGACCTCCTCGCTCAGTTTCCTGCCTGACATAAAGGGAGTATCCGACCATGCACTCACGCCTGCTCGCAGGGGCGGCCAATGTCGCCCACCTCGCTGGCCTGTCCCGCCGCCCGACCGAGAGTGTCCAGGCGCCACCGCCTGTGCCGGTCGCAGCCGACCCGCAGCTGGACCAGGACCCGGAGCCACAACAGGAGCGCGCAGCGGAAATCGATCCCGACGATGTCGATCCGGAGCCGGATGATGACGGGCACCACGACGAAACCGAAACCAGCCTGCAGGCGCGGGCGCGCGAGCGGGCACGCTGCAAGGCCATTCTCTCGTCGCGTCATGCCGCCCGCGCCGTCGATTTCGCGGCGTATCTCGCCTTCGAGACGGACATGCCGAGCAAGACTGCTCTGGCGATGCTGGAGCGATTGCCCGGCACGGGCGGCCTCGATGCGCGTATGGACGGCATCGCTCGGCTGAACCTCGGCAATGGCGCGCGACCAGACGAAGCCGATCGGCATGGCGTCGCGGCAGGCTGGGATCGCGCCATCGCCAAGGCGCGCGCAGGGGCACCGCAGGCGGCCGCCAGCTGGGACCGCGCCATGGCTCTCGCCCGACGCTGATTGTCCAGTCTGGCCTGGGGACGACCCACCCCGATCATCAGGAGCAAGCAGACATGACGACCACCTTTACCGAACCGCATCGGCGCGGCGGCTTTCTCATATCCGAGGCGGAAGGCACCCGCTCGCGCGAGGTCGGCGCGTTCACCAACGCGGGCAGCGTCGACTTGGCCCTACCTGCCGGTCTGGTCATCGGACAGCTCGCCGCTGATGGCAGCCTGGTCGGCTACACCAACACCGGCACGCTCGGCGCTCAGACCGCCATCGGCGTGCTGTGGGACAACCTGACCATTCCGCCCGGCGTCACGGCAACAGAGACTTACATCGCGCGCGACGCCGAAGTGAACGCGGCTGAACTGCAATATGTCGCCGGCGACGTTGCGGCGGACAAAACGGCGGCGCTCGCCGATCTCCGCTCGATCGGGATCGTCGCGCGCTGACCTGATACGCAGGGGGCAGTTTCGATGGCAACGATTGATGCGTTCCACGCTGATCCGTTCACCATGATCTCGCTCACCGATGCGGTCGAGCGTAACCCGTTCCAGCCGACCGGTATCGGCTCCTTGAACCTGTTTGACGACAGGCCGATCCGAACCACGGCCCTCGCGGTGGAACAACGACACGGTCAGCTGGTGCTGATCCAGACCACACCGCGCGGCGCGCCGGCAGTGGAACGTGTCACCGAACAGCGCCAGGCCCGCTATTTCGCAGTGCCGCGTCTACGGCACGGTGACACAATCCGTGCCGATGAGATCCAGGGGGTGCGCGAGTTCGGTTCGGAAACCGAGGTGATGCAATTGCAAACTGAGGTGGCGCGGCGTCTGGCCGGACCGACCGGGCTGCAAAGCAACATGGAATACACCTACGAGCATATGCGGCTGGCTGCGGTACAAGGCGTGTTGCTCGATGCGGACAGCACGCCCCTTTACAACTGGTTCGAGCAGTTCGGTATCGCCGCACCGGCGGAGATCGCGTTCAATCTGGCGACCAAGGCGACTGGCTCGCTGCGCCCGATCTGCTACGGCATCAAGCGCTCGATGGCGCGGGCCGCACAGGGTGCGTTCACGACGGGCACGCGCGTCATGGGGATTTGCGGCGATACCTTCTGGGATGAACTGACGACGCACCCAGACGTCGAAAGGACGTTCCTGAACTGGGAGCAGGCCGTTGCGCTGCGCGCCGGCATTGGCTTCGGCCTGGCGCCAAATGCAGGCGCGCAAGGCATGTTCGATGCTATGACGTTCGCGGACATCGACTGGTTCAACTATCGCGGCAGCGACGACACGACCACCATTGGCATCCCGACCGACAAGGTGAAGTTCTTCCCGCGCGGTGCGCCGGGCGTGTTTGCCCAGGCCTGGGCACCAGCGGAGAACTTCACTTACGTCAACACACTGGGCAAGCCGCAGTACGTCCAGCCGATCTTCGATACCCAGCGCAACGAGTGGTGGCGCATGGAGCTGTCATCCTATCCGCTTTTCATTTGCACCAGGCCCGAGGTGCTGATGAGCGGCAGGGCCAGCGCCTGACACCAGGACCGCAATCCATATGATCGACTTCG